GTTGCGCCTGTACCAAATTCAATGCGTGCTGAAGGTCAATGAATAATCCAGTTACGAATAGCACCGACATATCGTGGGCGTCACAGGCCAACGTGCGGTATTGGGAAAGCGTCAAGCACACGCCGTTTGGAAAACTGCGGTTAGCCCATGCGTACCTTGCTCGGATCGGCGTAGGTGACTGGTCGCAGCGTGCAGAGCGCACCTCGTGGCTTAAGAACTACGTGGGTGACATCTTGCGCTCGCTGGACGATGCGACTGAGGCATACGGCGACCCGCACGTTCGAGGCATGGTGCGGGAACTGTGGGGCGAACCCGGCGTGACGAAGTTGAAGGCTAGGTGCAAACCGGCATAATCGGCGTATGCGCTACGCGAAACGCCGAGACAACAACCACACCGACATCGTAGAAGCCTTACGTAAGGCTAACTTCGAGGTTATCGACTATGCCTCGGCAGGGCACGACATCCCTGACCTGTTGGCCGTCAAGCCAATGCACGACGGTATGGCGTGGATTTGTTGGATAGAGGTCAAGGCCAAGGGTGGGCGGCTGTCAGAGGGACAGAAACGCTTTCAGGGGCTGTTCCAGCCTAGGGGCGAGTGGTACGAAGCCCGTGACCCGGACGACACCGTATGCGCCCTACAGGCGCTTTACTTGCAGCGCCTTAAATAATTCATTTACAATACGGCCATGAAGAACTGGCGCGTATTGAACCAAAACCTGAATCTGTTTAACGAGGCCGAGGTCAAGGCGCTTTTGGACGAGGAAATTGCCGGTCAGCGGCGTTCCACGTTCCTCAAGCGCCTGCACCAGCGGTACTGCACCCTGCGTGCAAACCGCGAACGGGCTGAGATATTCAGCGCCGCCGCTAAGCCTGTGGTTGGTGTACAATTGGATAATGCAGAAGCAATGCACCAAGTGCCTTCAGGTCAAGCCACTAACTGAATTCCATCGGTTTAAGTCGTCAAAGGACGGCCATAAATCTCGTTGCAAGCCGTGCAACTCTGCTGATTCCGCGCAGTGGCAGCGGGATAACCACGACAAGTATTACGCCCGATATAAGCAGTGGGCGGAAAACAATCGAGACAAGACGCGAGCAGCCTCAAAGCGTTGGAACCAGCGTCACCGTGGCGTGGCGCATAAGCGGCGAATTGAGACCGTTGGCCGCGACGTTGAGAACGCACGATCCCGCGAGTGGGCTGCACGAAACCGCGACAAGGCGCGGGCGTGGAAGTCAGCGTGGAAAAAGAATAACCCTGCTGCCGTTGCGGCAATGAGTGGCAAGCGTCGGGCGGCGCTTAGAAACGCTATCCCGTTATGGGCGAATGGCGACGCAATATCGCGTATATACCAAGAGTGCCAAAACAAGCCGGGGCATCATGTGGATCACATAGTGCCCTTGATTTCCGAATTAGTGTGCGGGCTGCACTGCGAGGCCAACCTGCAAATTATTCCTGCGGTAGAAAACTACTCCAAGAACAATCGCAGGTGGCCTGATATGCCCTAGAACTTCCTGCGTTTAAATTTAAGGAAGTCCACCCCTTCATCGGGGTCCCAGAACACCTTGACCAAATCGGGATGCTCTGGCGACAAATACGGGTCAATAATCGTGACCGCGCAAGGCGATAGGGTCATATCTCTAAACCCCCTCTCCTTGCTATATCTATCGTAAGTCTTATACGAGGCCACTTTGCACGCGTGCATGGTAATGCCGCTATCGGGGTCTTTAAGAACGGCATACGCCGACTCGTGCTTATGGCCCGCCACTGCTACGTGGTCTCTAACGCCCATCGTTAAGGCCTTCATTGGCCCGTGCGCTGGGTTCCAAATCGACGAGCCAGAAAAGTCATGGCGAGCGTTTATACGGACTCTGGCGTCATTAGGGAACTGCAACTGGATACGGCACTCGGATGGCCTATACATCGTCCCCTGAGACTTCGTAATCCATTTAAGAGGGTCTCCGGCTCCAGCCCATAGATCGTGGTTGCCTCCGATCATGTACAGCCACGGGCACAGACCTAAAAACCATTCAGCCAGTTTCCAAGCCTGTGCGGCAGACGTGGACTGCTCTGCATACAATCGAGCAAGCCTGCCTACCCATGCGTTTGTTGAGTCGCCCACATTGGCCGCAAACAAACCCTTAGTATTGCGTACCAATAAAGCATGCTTTTCTAGCAAACCAATGTCCGTGCCGTCGTCATCAACGTGCGGATCACCGAAATGCAAGATGCCTACGGGACCGTCAATGGTGACCTTAACGGGAATAAGTTTAGAAGCCTCTTCGTGCCTTTGCTTTTGGGCAAACTGCTTTTTTCGATGGGCGACTAACTCTTCAATCGGGATGTCGTCATCAGGGAGCGGGGTAAACGAAAACCCCGGTTTTTCTACGACTTGGCGTCCGGGTTGATAGGTGGAGTCAGGGATAACGTACCCCTTGTCCTTCATCTTTTTTAGCCGCATCTGCAAAGTCCGCTCGTTCATTTTGAACTTTGCAGCGACTATTGCCCGTATGCCGTTTGCTTCCTGTAGTGCCTTTAATATCTGATCATCGGATGCCTTGGACTGCATTGCTTACTCCATTGTAGTGAGCATCTGTTGCAGCAAGTGTCCAATCCGATCTACAAATTGCTCGTCTCGGCTTAGGTCATCGTGACCAGCGATGTCGAGCATCGCGTGAATCGCCTCATGCGCCCACACTTGCTGCCGGTTTGTGCCTTTACAAGAACTTACGATGTGTATCTCGTATTTGTCTGGAAGCCACATTCCAACACAATTTTTGCCGTGACGCCACTTGGAGGGCGAAATTACTTTGACATTGATGGTGTGACCGGCTAGTTGGAAGCGCTTAGGTATGCCGTCAGTTCTCATATACGCCTCCTAATAAGACCAAACACTAGGCCGCAGACCACCCTCCAAAGTATCCAAGTGTATAAAGCGGCCATTACCTTTTTGTTGAACGCCGATACCAGTAAAGCCCATTTGAAATGCTAACTTCAATAGTCGGTGTGCATCCGCACCGACCACAGCAATGTCACAGGCACAGCCCGAGGCGTGCGCTCCAGGCTTGGCTTTCTTAGCCTCGATAGGATGTTTAGCGCAGCGGTAGCCGGACGTAATCGTCATCGGCTTACCGTAGGCAGAACGCAGGGCTTGGAGTTTGTTCATAAACTCCTGCTTCATCTCGTTCTTACCGCAGTGCGAGCAATTGAACTCGTCAGCCTTGAAGTTTGGTACGAACGCCCAATCCACGCTAACCCCCGTCTTTTACCCACCCCTGCAAGGCACGCAGTTTAGCGTTTTCCGCGTCACAGGCGGCGGCTAGGGCGTAGAGGTCGGCTCCGATGTCTGGCCCCGCTTGAGGATTGCTTCCAGCCGATCCGTCATCGCTCCGGGGGGCGGGGGCGGGATCATTAGTTCCTTCGGGGGCTGCCCCACCTTGGGGGGCGGGGGTGACGCACAACCGGACAGGAGAACGGTTAGCAGCAGTGCGAGCAGCACGCTCACGAAGGCGCTCAATCTCCAACTGATACGAGCCTGAAGCGCGTTCAGCACGCGCTCGATCCGCCCGCTCCGCAGCCAAGGCGGCCTCCAGTCGTTCAATTTGCGGCCTGAGTTCTTTGCGTCCTTGCTCTTTGATCCACTGTCCTGCTGCGAACCCGGAGATGATGACGAATGCCGATATAATCGCATACGGGGCTATCCTCGCTAGGAACAGCGGAATCACTTGTCGGCCTTAGTGCTGCTCAGTTGGTTAATCAGATTGAAGATGTCATCCAGCGTCTTGCGGATGTGCTGGATGTCTTCCCGGTAATCAGCCTTGGTAACGTAGACATGCGGCATGTTCCGCACGTCCTTGTCTAACCGCTCGATACTGCGAGTCAGGTTATTGACAGTCCAGCCGCCAAGGAACGCAGCCACACCCAAAACGATGTTGAAAAGAACCTGAACGTCATCCACGTCATTTCTCCGATAGTGCCTGCGTGGTGACAGTACGCAGAACAAGGTTTGCCAATGCGCCGACCATTAGAATCGCCGCAGCCACTTCCTGCCCCCACAGCACGGTCATGTGACCGCCTACGAGTTCAAGGCCGCCAAGGACGGCAAGCAGGATATTCCACCAAACAGTCTTAGACTTGAGTGCGCCTTGAAGCATGTGACCTCCAATTACTCGGGTAACATTCCAGCCGCATACAACGTCGGGCCAACTTGCGGCACAACTTGCGGCATGATGGATTGCGGCATGATCGGCGAGCCGGTCAAGGCTTGCTGGCGCAGACGAGCAGCCTGCATCAGCGCCAATCGGTTGGCAGCAGCGCGAGAACCGTAGCCCGTCACTGCCGTAGCAGCGGTAAAGGCGGGACTTACAAAGAAGCCACCACCATAGCCAGCAGCACCGATACGACCGGGCAGCGTGCGAAGTTCGTTGATTCGAGGCGGCGCCAACGTCCCGATGCCTGCAAGGGCATTTACGGTGTAGTTACCTTCGGCAAGGTCTTTAATAACCTTACGCTCTTCCTCGGAAAACGCTTTTATAGCCCGTTCGTCGTCGTTCAACTGTTGGAACTTACGACGCAAGAACACGGCAGGCTCTTGTGAAGAACGGTTAGATGCTTTGATGATGTCGTCAATCTTCTTGCCGCGACTCATCTTGGTCCACAACGACCGCGCTTCTTCCAAGTCCTCTCGCGCTACCTTGGGAAACTGCTCGGCAAACTGGTCAATCTGCTTAATAGCAACCGATCCAAGTTGCTGCTCTTTGCCGCTGCTTTGTGCGGCACGGGCGGCGATACGTCGAGCAGTGTCTAATTGCTCAAGGCTAACGTCCAAGCCAAGTGCAGCATCGGACTCAAGCGTGTTGATCAGTTTGTTGATCTTGACGTGAGCAACGGGGTTGTATCGTTCAGCGGCCAAACTGTTTTTAAGTCCGCTAATAAAGTTGTTGAATTGGTCTAACTGAACCACACCGCCCGCCTTTTCTGACGAAGCGTATTTTCGTTTTGCAGCAGCCTCTACGTCTTTTACAGACGGGCCTTTAGGCTCCATGAAACGACCAACAACCTTGCCGGCACCGGGCACAGCAGCGCCAATTAAGGCGCCTTCTGCTATCTGCTCTGGCGAGACCACGCCGGCACCGGCGCCGCCAGCAATAGCGCCGCCAGCAGTGCGAGTAGCAATGTCAGCAACGCGAGATGTGCCGGGCGCAAAGCCAGTGCGGAATCCACCACTTTCAATCGCAGTGCCGAGGGCGCGTAACGCAGGTGATGCGGCGCCAGCGGTACGCACTGCGCCACCCAAAACGGGGCCAGCGGCAAAACCGCCAAGGACTTGAGCGCCGGTTCTGACAGCCTGCATACGCTCTTCAGGCGTCATCCCGGTTTCGGCTACTTGTGCGCGAAAGCCTGTCGCTCGATCACCGATGTCCCCCAATGATGGGGCGCGTCTGCTCGGCATTACATCGGGCGCTCTAGCGGGAATAGCCGCAACCGGAGCAGCGACTTCTTCACCAGCAGTCCACCACTCTTCGGCAGGTTGTTCTTCAACAACCTCGCCAGATTCCCACCAGTTAGCCATTACGGCTTTCTCCGGGTCTTTCCGTCAGGGCCAACGTACAACGAACCAGACGGCAGTTTGTCTAGTTCAGCCTTTGAGTTAACCTTAACTGGGGCTGCTGCTGGAGCAGCAGGCGCAGCGGAAGGTTCAACAGCGCCTTTAGGTGCTTTGCCGTATTGAGTTCGACCCCATGTGGTGTCGTACTCATCTGCGGCCTGAACTGCTAGTCCGTCCAAGAATGTGCGGATTTCTTGCAACTTTTCACGCGCCCCTTCTTCGGTCATGGTTGGGCGAAGTTCCGCAATCATGCCCTCAAGAATCGGCCACTCGCGCTCAGTAATCTGGCCGATAGCGCCCGGACCAGCACCAGCAATAATCTTCTTGCCGGCTGCCTTCAAGTTGTTCTTCAGCGATTCCAAGTCTGATCGCAGGTTAGCAGTCTTGCCGGACAACTCGCGGGAAGCGTAAGCGCCATATCCACCAAACAAGTTGTTAAACGAGTCGGTGTTTGCGGGGTCTAGCAAACGATCTATCTTGCTTGTAGCAAGTGAACGCTGCGTGTTAATAGCGTTAAGAGCGGTGTAATCCTTGTTGTGCTTGCCTGACTGCTTGATATAAATATCAGAGCCTTCCACAGCCTCAACACGGCCAGCCTCGGGATTCCAACGCTCGCCTTTCTGTAGTTCAGGTGGTTTAACCATGCCTGACATACCAGCATTAGCGGTACGCTCTTCAAAACTTTGCTTGCGTTCGGCCAGTGCAACTTGGCGACGCTGGACGGCGGTAGTATCTCTTTTCAACTCCGCATCAAGTCGCTCTGACGCGGTAAGCACGGCGTTTCTGGCTTGCTCAACAAATGCAGGATCGTACTGCTCAGGAATCTGTGCAACATCAATTCCCATGTTTGCTGCCATGCCTCGAACACGAGCATAACTCGGTGGGTCTACAGCAGACGTTACCAAGTTATACATGTCTTTTAAGCGTTGGCTTTGGGCTTCGTAATCAGCCTTGGCCGCTTGTGAACGCTGAGTACCCATCGTTGCTAGGTTCTTAGCCATTTCGGCGCCTTGCGGCCCAAAGCGAAGCAACTGGTTTTGCACTTCCGGCGACGAAAGGTCTGCCGATGATAAGTAATTACGCAGTTCAGCCTCTTGGCGAGCAGCCTCCATTTGCGCTGCTTGCTGCTGTTGGGCAAGACGATTGGCACGGCCAAGTTCCATACCCTGCACGTATGAGCCAAGAATGTTTACTGGCTCTAATCCGGTTGCGCCGATGACTGCCATAATTACCTCAATACTTGCGTCCGGTGACGGTTACACCGGGCAGCATTTCGTCTAAAAATTGACCTGAGTATTGCGGCGACCCGCCGAAGTATCCGCCTCGATACATTCCGTATAGGCCAGCGCCCTGACCGATGGCTTGGCTCAACGCATTGGCCTGACCTAAATAACCCGAAGCGCGAGCCTGCCCGCCGCTCATCATTAGGTTGCCCACGTTGGTTCCCATCTGTCCGGCCTGACCAGCAACCTGTTGCGTGGCCGTTTGGCCTGCGCCGTACAAACTGCCAAGTGCGCCAAGGCGGTTACCCAACTGAGCCTGAGCGCGGTTGAACGCGTTCATGTACTCCTGCGAACCCATTTCCTGTCCAAAGCGCTGTGCGCCCTTAAGCATAGAGCCGGACAACAAGCCGCCGCGAGCGGCAGCGGATCGCTCTAGCGCCTTCTGTCCTTCCGACAAGCGGAACGCATAACCGGGGTCCATTTGCATGTCTTCCGGTCGGTAGCCGCGAGTCAGCATCCCGTAGTCGGCAGCAGAGGCGTCACCGCCGATACCAAGCAAGCGCATCAATTCGTTTTGCGAGGTAATTCCTGCCTGACGGAAAGGCTCTTGCAGTTCCGTCTGCTTTTGGAATATTTCGCGCTGAACATCAGCAGCCTGTTGCGATGCTTGTTGTTGCGCTTTTGCCGCTTTGCTTGCCGAGCGACTGCCGACAGCAGCCGATCCAATGCTGGATGCGGCAATAGCAACTACTGGATTAGCCATGAGGGAATTCCCCGCGATATGTCGCAAAACTTTCGCCGTATAGTGCCATTACCGCACCTGCTTTTTCCATAGCAGACTCTCGGCCCTGACACAACAGCACCACTAAAAGAACCAAGTCATAGTAAGCGGCACGCCACACGAACGACCGTTCGTCGGCCAAGCCACTGCGCTCGGCATCATCCGAAGCCTTCCACTTCAGAATGGCCGTACCCACCGCAGGCAATAACTGCCCTGCGTGAGCCATAAAGAAACTGTTTGCAGGCATACCCACAAGGGTGCGCCACACGGTATCGTCCAGCGACTTACGGTCTACCGAGTCGCCATCGGCTACGTCGTCAAACACCTGCGTGACGTGCCACAAGTCAATCAGCCAAGCCACCGCATCTGGCGGCAACTCCAGCGCAGCAAAGTTCTCGCGCAGCCAGTACTCGGCTTCGGTCACGACACTTCCCGACCAGAGGAGCGGATGTTGATAGCCGAGGCAGTACCGGCAATCGTTGAGATGAAGCCACCAGGTTGCAGCACATGGCCGACCAACTCAGGGAACGTATACGTCTCCGAGGGCAGCAGGGTCTTGGCCTTGATGATCAAGTTCTGGTTGCCCGACGCGTCAAACTGCGTCACGAGGTTGACCGAAATCGTGGCCGCCGCCGCGCTGTAATTCGTCGCCGTGAACTTGTCGATGATGGCCGATACGTTCGTAGCCGTGTATTGGGTTGTCTGCGTGTTCTCGGCAATCTTGGCCGGGATCAGGACTTTTACGTTAACTGCCATGTGTCACCTAAAAGGTAAATACCATTCGGACGCGGCCATTGACGCCGGCCAAGCCCGGATCGCCGCCCTCTACCGGGTCGCCACCGTTACCGCCAGCACCAGCCGTAAGGCTGTTATCGCCGACAATGCCTGCGGCGCCGGTTTGGGTAAAGGCCGCTCCGCCGTTGCCGTTCACTGACGGCGGCACCGTACCGCCCGTCTGCGTGCCTCCAGCGCCTTGCTGGCTGCCAAATATGCCAATACCGCCATAACCGCCGAAGCCGCCAGTGGCGATCATTTCGTCTAGCGCATAAGTGCCGGCGTAGGCGACAGACTGGGTGCCAGCGCCACCTACGGCGTCACCCAAGGAGCCGCCGTTGCCTGCAGCGCCAACGGTGTAGAGGATGGTTTTGCCAGCATCCGGCGCGGTCAGCACAATCACGCGTTTAGCGTAAGCGCCGCCGCCACCACCGCCGCCGGGGTTCTCTTGCGGCTCGTAGGCAAACTCGCCAAAGATGTTGGTGACCGTGCCGTAGCCGCCGCCACCGCCGGCGCCCCACACTTCGATGGTAACGCCTGTGGCAAGGGAAGGGATAGTGACGCTACCCGACCCAGACGATGCGTCGAATACACCGGCACCGGCTCCCCCCGTCGTGCCTGCAATCGCCGCTGCTAAGGTAGCGCCGCCCATTAGGTCAATCCCGCTCCGCTGATCAGCCAAGACGTGCTGCCAATCTTGACGCAGGTAGCCAGGCCGTTCTGCGCCAAAGTGCGCGTGCCAGTCGTGGTGCTGTTCGCCAAGGTCAGCGTGTCGGTCGTAATGGAAATAGACAACGCCGACGAATTAAGGTTGACCACAATGATGACCGTGCCTACGGGGAACGCGACGGTGCCGTTAGCCGGAATAGTCAGCGTCAGGCTGGTGCCGTTCATCAGAATCGACTTACCGCGATCCGCCAGCACTAACTGGTAGTTAGCGGTCTTGGATACGGGCGGGGCTTCTCGATACCCGACCGCATAGTTGGCGCTAACCGTATCGTTGTCCGGGATCAGCGGCGTACCAGTGAACGTGGGCGAGGCAATCGGCGCATATGTCGTTGCCGCAGCCGTCGTTGTTAGGGCGTTAGTAATGCCATAGCCAGCCACCGTCGTCGGGGTGCCGGTAATTGTGGACCATGCGACAGTCTCCGTGGAGATGTCGTTAATGCCAGCAATATCGTCGTACTCACCGATTTGCACGTCGGTTGAGTCGGCCAAGACAAAGCGATACTTGATGCCTTCCGACAACCACATGTCTTCGGGCAGCCGTCCGCCAGAATCCAAAATGATTGGATTAGGGTTGGCGCTTGTGCCGACCACAGACGTGTAAGTGTTCTGTGGGGTTGTTGTGCCAGCAGCGTAGGTATAGATCTTTCCGCCCGACAGGACTTCGCCGTCGTCGGTAAAGAACTGCGCTCCGGCCCCTGCAAAGGCTGAAAGATAAACGGTCATACGTACACCTGCATAACGGTCAAAATGATTGAAGGAATGGCTGGGACGGGCGCGGCAGCAGCAAACGTCTGCAACTGCACATCTAGCGCATCCACGGAAAAGTACAACTGAAAGTAGTCGCCGTTTGATAACGGCAAGAAAAAGTTAGCGGCAGAGAAGATTTCGGCGTTGTTGCCTTGAATCTGAATCAGTGACGCAGAGTTGGCTACGGCAGTGCCGTTGATGGCGGGCCAAATATAAAGCCGACCAGTACCGCCCGAAGTTTTATCCACCTGAATAGAAAACTGGACGTTGTAAATAGCAGGTCGAGTAACTTTGATCTTGCTGCTATCGGCTGGGTCACGGTAAACGCCATACGCCGGATCAGCATTGTTGTACGTAATAGCGTAGGCCGTGTTGATGACCGTTGCCGCTTGAGTCTGCGTTGAGAAGAACGAACCGTAGTTGATAAGACCCGGCTCAAATCGAGGCGGGCCTTTTTGCAAATCGTCTATCTGCCCCTTCACAACTGCCATCTCGTCCTCAACGTTAGCCGCCAACGACGGTGCCAACTCAAGGTCAGCAATGGTAGTCTGAGTAGTGCCGCCACCCGTTAACTGGAACTGGTTATTAAGGAATCGAAACCACTCACGCGAAATCTGGCCGGTGCGCTCGTCAATAAACGGCACACGCGGGGCAGGAATTTGCGTGATGTTCTGTGTCACGACGCCGTACCGCTAATCTGCAATTCAGCGCCCATAATGGCGACCTTGACCGGATCGGTGCCGCTAATCTCATACACGCGGTCACGCAGTTTCGTGGTCATGCCGAGGCGACGGAAGATAGCGCGAGTGCCATATTGACCGACGCGACCCATAGAGACGGTGCGTTCGCCATTCCAAGTGTGGCCGCCGTCATCAGACCATCGCAGCATCAACTGCGGATCGGCACCCACAACCGGATTGCTTTCGATAATCAGGCTCAAGCCGGGGTCTTCGGTAACGGCCAGCAGATAGTCAAACGACTCTGTTTCAATGTCTTCGGGAACTTCTGTTCCCAAGTCACCCGTCACTACCGGCGTTCCACCCGTTTCGGTATTGATGATGATTTGTGTTTCAGTCGTAATTTCGGTGGGCGGGTCAAACGCGCTAACACCGGGCAAGCCAACGCCCGTCTCGCAATCAATCTGAAGCGTGTGGTGGGCAGTACGAGTTAAGTTGTTGGCGCCAGTCGGCAGCGCACGCCATGACCGTAGCCACTTCTGCGTAACGCCTGCGTCCGCGTACACGTCCAGATCAAACGCATACAAGCGTCCGTTCTGGTAATCACCCACAATCGGGTCGCCGTTAAACCGCGCATGGCAGTTACCACGGTGACGCTTGAAGTCGCCGTTACGGAAACCAGCACGCTCGTGCCAAGCACCCGTAGCCGCGTCAAACACCCACGTCGTATCAGCGTTAGTAAAGTTCAGCACGTAGAACGTGTGACCGTCCTGCTGATACGTATAGCCAACTGCGTCAGCAAGGTTGCCGTATTGCTGAATGGCAAACTCAACAGCATGGGTAGATACCCGCACGCCTTGGTAGCCATTCGCTCGATACACAATGCCCTGACCCCGAGCGTCTGCACCGAGCCAGAAGACGGAGTTATCCATCTTGGCTACC